CGTATTTACCACACCTTTATAACCCCTTTTTCTGGGTGTATTTTAGGTAATCTTTATCGAATTCATATAAATACATTAGAACACTTTATTTGAAGGAGAAACTATCATGGCATTATCATCACCAGGTGTTGAGGTTAAGGTAATTGACGAAAGTTTTTACACGCCAGCCGAACCCGGCACCGTACCAATGATTTTTGTCGCAACAGCCCAAGATAAACAAAATGGGTCAGCTACAGGCACAGCGCCTGGAACTACAGCGGCAAATGCAGGTAAACCCTACCTGATTACATCACAAAGGGATTTAGTAGAAACATTCGGAGAGCCTTTATTCTATACAGATAGCAACAACAATCCAATACATGGAGGTGAGCTAAATGAGTATGGTCTACAAGCGGCTTATTCATTATTAGGCGTAAGCAATAGAGCATACGTTGTAAGAGCAGGAATTGACTTAGGTGGCATTACAGCTACAGCAGATGCACCGACAAGCGATCCAGCAGATGGAACATATTGGGTAGATACAGCATCTACAATTTATGGTTTATTTGAGTGGAACGGCGCGGCAGGTTCAACAGCAACTGGTCAAAGTTTTGTTTACAATGCACCTATTGTTATTACAGATGCAACAAAATTAGACGGCGGAGTACCAAAAACATCAGTAGGTGCTATTGGTGACTACGCAATCACAGCAACAACTACACTACAAAAAATGTATTACAAAAATTTAAGTGGTGCATGGGTAGAGGTTGGAAGTTCAGCATGGAAAGCAAGCTGGCCAACAGTGTCAGGTTCAACTGCACCATCAACAACTTCAGGCTTTGATATGACAATTAACGGCTCAACAGTTACAACAGCCGGTACAGATGCAACAGCGGCGGCGGCGGCAATTAATAGTGCGGCCATTGCAGGAGTTACAGCAGACGTAGATACAGCAAACGATATTTTGAGAATATACTCAACAGGCGCAAACGTAGTGCTTGCAGAAGGAACAGGTCTTATGGGAGACATGGGCTTAACAGCAGGAACTTACTACGCACCTGAGTTGAATATTGCCCCTCATACAAGTGTTCCTGAGTTTGGTGAAAACGATGCTACTCCACGTCCAACTGGATCTGTTTGGGTAAAAACAACAACACCTAACAAAGGTGCTAATTGGGCAATTAAAGTTTGGAATGATGCAACTAAATTATGGGATACAAAAAGTGTTTCGATTTTTGCAGACAACCAAACTGCTATCTACAACTTAGATAAGTCCGGTGGTGGATTGAATCTTAACTCAGACGCATTATTTGTAAAATTTAATGATGCAGAAGAATCAACACTAGTAGCAAACTTTAAAGTATACAAAAGAAATGCTACAGGAGCAACTACAATTACTGGTAGCGCAGTTACTACACAAGTTTCAGCTGGTGGAGTAACATTTAGCATCCAAGAATCAATTGTAGGTAGTGCAAGTTTAAACAGTGCAGTGGCTATTAGTGCTACAGCAACTGGTGCGGCAACTGATGCAGATGTAATTGCAGGTGCTATTAACAGTGCTGGCTTTACAAATGTTTCTGCAAGCGTTGACACTGCAAACAGAATTGTAATTTCACACAGCAAAGGTGGCGAATTTAGAATTGCTGACACAAGTGGACATTTAGCAGAGGCTGGATTTAGCACAAGTGATACAACAAATCTTTACGCGGCGCCAGCAGGTGATACAACTAACGATTTTGTAGCAACAAACTGGAAAGTACTTACTGCGACTAACAGTGCAAATGCACCAACTGCACTTGCAACTGACGGCACATTATGGTATAATTCAGTAGTTGATGAAGTTGATATCATGGTACACAATGGAACAACTTGGGTAGGTTATTTAGATTCTACAAGTCCGTTCTATAGTGCAAGTGCTAACGATCAAACTGATCCAGCAGGACCGATTGTAAGTGCAACAGAACCAACTTTACAATCAGATGGTACAGCTCTTAAAAATGGAGATTTATGGATAAGCACAGCAAGCATTGACAAATATCCAGAAATTTACAAATGGAGCGGTGCTAAATCACAATGGATCCAGTTAGATACAGGTGATCAAACTACTCAAGATGGTATCTTATTTGCAGATGCACGTTGGAGCACAGCAGGTGCAAACAGCGCAGAAGCAACTATTGCTGACTTGTTAGTTAATAACTACTTAGACTTTGATGCTCCAGATCCTGCATTATATCCAAAAGGTATGTTACTATGGAACTTACGTAGAAGCGGATTTAACGTAAAGAAATTTGTACGTAATTACATTGATGTAACAGCAGACAATGGACGTTTTGAAGTTAACAACGCAGACGAGCCTATGACAAATTACTATCCACACAGATGGGTGACTGAATCAGCAAATAATTCAAACGGTTCAGGACGTTTTGGTCAATCTGCACAAAGAGCTGTAGTTGTTCAAAGTTTACAAGCAACTGTAAACAGTAATGATGAAATACGTGATGACGAATCGCGCATATTTAACATTATGGCAACTCCAGGTTATCCAGAACTAATTGGTGAAATGATTTCACTAAATTACGATAGAGGTTTAACAGCATTTATCGTAGGTGATTCACCAAGTTCACTACTACCAAATGCAACGTCATTAAACGAATGGGGAACAAATGTTAACCTTGCAGTTGAAGATAATGCAGATGGATTAGTAAGTAGAGATGAATATCTAGGCGTTTACTATCCATGGGGTTTCACAAGTGATAACTTTGGTAACAACGTTGTTGTTCCACCGTCACACATGATGCTACGTACTATCGCACTTAGCGACCAAGTATCGTTTCCATGGTTTGCACCAGCAGGTACAAGACGTGGTGGTATTACAAACGCAACAGCAACAGGTTACATTGATAACGAAGGCGAATTTGTATCAGTAGCGTTGAACGAAGGACAACGTGATACACTATTTGGAATTAGTGTTAACCCAATTACATTCATTACAGGAGCAGGACTTGTTGCATTTGGTCAAAAGACTAGAGCAAGAAATGCAAGTGCATTGGATAGAATTAATGTTGCTAGATTGGTTATCTACTTACGTAGTCAGCTTAACAAACTTGCTAAGCCTTATATCTTTGAGCCAAATGATAAAATCACACGTGATGAAATTAAACAAGCGGCTGAAAGTTTAATGCTTGAACTAGTAGGTTCGAGAGCACTATACGATTACATTGTAGTATGTGACGAAACAAACAACACACCAGCTAGAATTGATAGAAATGAACTATACTTAGACATTGCTATTGAGCCAGTGAAAGCAGTGGAATTTATTTACATTCCATTGAGATTGAAAAACA